TACAAGAAGCGCAAAGATTAGCTGGTTTAGGATTTTCTGAAGAAGCAATTTGCCAGGCGTGTTTAGGTTGTAGTCCAGATACATTATTAAGAAGAAAGAAAGAATTTCCAGAAATTGCGGAATATATAAGGCGTGGAAAAATGAAAAGCATTGAAGAAGTATCTAACGCTCTTTATAGGTCCGCTATTGGTTTACATGGTAAAGAGCCATCAGTAAGCGCGCAGATCTTCTTCTTAAAGAATAAAGGCAAGCAAGCTGGCAATGATTGGGCGGACATTCAACAAGTAGAAACAAATATAAACCTTAAAGACGCACTCACGCACGCAAGCGCAAGAATAATAAACGGCGAAACAATAGAACATGAAACGCTAAACTTAAAAGATGCTAAAGACTAACGCCAGCAAGCACGCGAGCAAGCGTGCATATATTAGCAATGCATTAAAAGTTTGTGCGTTATTGCATGGATTCATGCACGCAAGCGTTCATGCATGGCGTAATAACAACGCATACAGCGATAGTAGGCACTTACTTACATAATGTTAGTTAGTACTCACTATCATTTAGACCCCCTGTCTTGCGTGAGCGGCGGGGTACAGTACATGGAACTGTTGCGATAATTTTTTGTAGGTAATTTTAATGAAATATAAACCAGAAGAAGAAAAACTATTAATGACTGAGCTTTGGTCACCAGTAATCAAAGACAATCCATTAAACTTCGTCAAATTCGCCTTCCCATGGGGAATGAAGGACACCCCCCTCGAAGACTTTAAAGGACCAAGGAAGTGGCAGGAAAAAATTTTGAGAGAAATGACAATACACATTCAACGTAATGGTGTTAAAGATTTACCAGAGATGTTTAGAATGGCAGTTGCTTCAGGTCGTGGTATTGGTAAATCAGCTTTGGTTGCTTGGATTATTCTTTGGATGTTATCAACAAGGTTAGGATCAACAATAATTGTTACTGCTAACACCGAACAACAGTTAAGAAGTAGAACATGGGCAGAGCTAGGTAAATGGCTCACGCTATCTATTAATTCTCATTGGTGGTCAAAGACCGCTACAACCATAAAACCAGCACCATGGTTTGATGAGGCTTTAGAGCGAGACTTAAAAATAGATACTGGTTATTATTATGCCCAAGCACAGTTATGGAGTGAGGAAAACCCAGATGCGTTTGCAGGTATCCATTCATCTTACGGCGTATGCTTGATTATGGATGAAGCATCAGGTATTCCTTCTCCTATTTATTCAGTCAGCGAGGGTTTCTTCTCCGAACCCACGCCTAACAGATTTTGGTTTACTTTCTCCAACCCACGCAGGAATCAAGGACCTTTCTACGATTCCTTCCATAGCGCAAAACCATTCTGGAAGAACGAGCAGATCGACTCACGCACGGTTGAAGGCACGGACAAGGAACTCTTCAACAAGATGATTGAGCAGTACGGCGAAGATTCTACCGTTGCGCGCGTGGAGGTGATGGGCGAGTTCCCATCCGCGGATGATGATACTGTTATACCAATGGAACTAATTAAAAGCGCAGTCGATAGAGATGTCTCCCTCGCCGCAAGCGAGCCTATCGTTTGGGGTGTTGATGTTGCTAGGTTTGGTGGAGATAGCTCAGCCCTATGCGTGCGTCAAGGAAACCATGTGATTGAAATACAATCATTTGCTTCTATGGATTTGATGCAGTTTTGTGGCGTGATAAAAAATCGTTATGACGACTGCACCGCAATCGAGCGACCACAAGAAATATTGGTTGATGTAATTGGTTTAGGCGCAGGCGTAGTCGATAGACTCGCCGAGCAGAACTTACCTGTGCGTGGCGTAAATGTTGCCGAAGCACCTGCTACGAAAAAAAATTATTTAAACTTGCGTGCGGAGTTGTGGTTTGCTATTAAAGATTGGTTAGCACATAGAGATTGTAGATTACCAGATGATAGTGAGTTAGAGGCTGAATTAGCTTCCCCCTTATATAAATATACTTCTAGTGGTAAAATAAAAATAGAAAGTAAAGACGAGATGCGCAAAAGAGGTATTAAGTCTCCAGATAAAGCAGATGCGCTTGCATTAACAATGGCAAGTTCAGCTGCAAGTTTTAGTGGAAGTGGTAGTCAATTCGGCTATAATTTCAGACAACCTCTTAAATCAAGAATAATTAGAGTAGGATAAATGGATTATAAAATTGAAGATTTGATAAAAATGATGAACATACAAAATATGGGAACATTATATCAAAACAAAGATTTGCCTTTTGTAGACAGAGTTATTAATCCACAAGATTATCCAACCCCAAGTATTTTAGATGAAGGTGGTAGGATGCAAACACACTTTATGTCTGCTACGCCAGATAGAGAAGGTAATTGGTTTGCTTATCCAAACATAATTTTTGAAGATGGTAATTATAAAAAGTTAGACCTAAATGAAGATCAAGCTTTAGAATATGCAAAGAAATCTGGCAACATTATTTCTTTTGGTAAAAATAAAAACGCTGCAATAAATTTTTCAAAAAATTATAAACCAGAAGAGTTTAAAGAATATTACAAAGGACTTTTACAGGAATAAAGTATGGCAAAGAAATATAAAGAAGAAGAAATCATGGCCGCAGTACAAGAAGAAGGCGATATGAACGACCTAGTAGGCGTGATTAAATCCGAGATGGATGATGCCAAAGACTTCATACATCAAGTAGGCGCAGAAAGAGCTGAATCAACAGAATACTACCTTGGTACAGAGCCAGAAGGAACTAGCTCATTACAATCAGAGTTTGTATCTACAGATGTGCGAGAAAGTGTTTTGTTTATGTTGCCATCCATCATGCGTACTTTTTTTGGTACTAAGAAGATTGTAGAGTTTGTACCCAAAGGACCAGAAGATATCCAATTAGCAGAACAACAAACAGATTATATTAATTATTTAATCAGAGAAAAGAATCCTGGCTTCCAAGTTTTATATGATGTGTTCAAAGATGCATTAGTAAGAAAAACTGGTTTTATTAAGGTTTTTTGGGATGACAGCGTAACTGCATCCACGCACGAATACACGAATATAGATCCACAATCCTACCAAGCATTAATCCTTGATAAGAATGTAGAAGTCGTAGAAGAATCAGTCACCAACGAAACCATTATTACTTTTGACCCTGTAAGCCAAGAAGAGGTTACTCAAGAAATACCAGCAAGTTATGACCTAACCATTAGAAGATTAAAACCAAAAGACCAAGTATGTATTGAGTCTGTACCACCAGAAGAAATATTAATTTCAAGACACGCACGCGATATAGAAACTGCTTCTTACGTTGCTCATAGAATGATTAAATCCGTGTCCGACCTAGTAGCTATGGGTTACGACCAAGAAGAAATAGAACAGTATGCAGGTTATGGCGGTAGCGCACTTGACCCAGAAAGCTACGAAGAACAAGAAGCAAGAAACCCATTTGATAACATGGTATACCCAGATAGAAACGATGCTGGCGGTAAAGATGTTTTATACGTTGAGCATTACCTATACTATGATTTTGACGGTGATGGTATTGATGAGCGAATCAGAGTTTGCACAGCAGGTAATGGTTTAGAAGTTCTTAATGTAGAACCGTGGGATGAACTACCAATATGTATGTTCTGTCCTGACCCAGAACCACACACAGCTATTGGCTCATGCCCTGCTGATTATCTAAAACCAATTCAATCTGCTAAATCACAAATCATGCGTGATACCTTGGATTCACTAGGACATTCAATCTTCCCAAGAATGGGTGTTGTTGAAGGTCAAGTAAATATAGACGATGTACTTAATACAGATATCGGTCAGCCGATTCGTATGCGTGCGCCAGGAATGGTACAACCATTTGCTGTACCTTTTGTTGGTAAAGAAGCTTTCCCAGTTCTAGGATATTTAGACGAAGCTAAAGAAAACAGAACTGGCGTATCTAAAGCAAGCGCAGGATTAAACGCAGAAGCTTTACAGTCTACAACCTCCGCAGCCGTAACTGCTACTATGAGTGGTGCGCAAGGCAGAATAGAACTTATATGCAGACATTTTGCTGAAGGTGGCTTAAAAGCTATGTTTAAAACAGTAAATAACTTGGTAATCAAGCACCAAAATGCACAAGATGTCTTTAGATTAAACGGTAAATTTATACCTGTAGACCCAAGATATTGGGATTCAGACAAAGATATGGTAGTCAATGTGGCTATATCTAAATCATCTGACCAAGAAAAATTTGGAGTTCTTACACAAGTCGCAGGAAAACAAGAACAAATATTACAATTATTAGGGCCACAGAATCCTCTAGTATCAATGCAACAATATGCTAACACCTTAACAAGAATGATCGAGCTGGCAGGATTCCAAGATGCACAATCCTTTGTGAATACAGAAGTTCCGCCCATGCCTCCACAACCGCAAGAGCCACCACAGCCAGACCCAGCTGCTTTATTAGCACAGGCTGAAGCTCAAAAGGCACAGGTACAAGCTCAGAAAGCTATCATTGATGCAGAGACAGATAGAATGAAAATTATCATGGATGATGATAGGCAAAGAGATATCGAAGAGGCACAACTTAGAATTAAAGCTTTAGAGCTGCAGGCTAAGTATGGTGCGCAAATAAACATTGCAGAAATTAATGCTATTATGGAGCGAGACAGAGAAAATATTAGACAAAATGCAAAAGATCAAGCTCAAGGATTATTTACAGGCAATGTACCACCAACACAAAATATTTAATTTAGAAGTATTGGAAGGCGATATGGTTTACGTTGGTAAAGATATAAAAGCAAAAACTAAAGATGACGCATTGAGAATTATGTCTCTTATGTCTGGTGGTGAAGTTAATTCAGATTCGGAAATTATATTTATTGAACAGAAGGAGTTACACTAATGAAATACATAAGAAAGTTTTGGGTATGGTTAAAAGAAACGATACATAAATTTTTAAACTGGTTTGATAGTTTTATGACACCAGCACCAGTTGTTAAAAAAAGAGGTAGACCAAGGAAGAAGAAATAATGGCAACACCAAGAAAAGGCAAAGCAAAAGTAAAGATAACTAAATCTGGTAAAAAGGTTAGTTATGGTCAAGCAGGTAAAGCCAAAGGTGGTGGCCCTAGAGTTAAGCCAGGAACATCTAAAGGTGATTCATATTGCGCTAGAAGTCTTGGTATAAAGAAAAGATTATCTAAGAAAAAACAAAACGACCCAAACACTCCAAACAACCTATCAAGAAAAAGATGGAAATGTGTTGGAGCTAAATCAAAAAGAAAATAATAAATATGGCAAAAGATTCAATACCAAAAAATGTAGTAAACCCAGCCCTATACGCAAGCGTGAAAGCTGCCGCTAAAAGAAAGTTTGATGTATACCCAAGCGCGTATGCTAATGCGTGGCTTGTAAGAGAGTATAAAAAGAAAGGCGGTAAGTATAGAAATGCCTAGAGATACTGATGGTTTAGCTAAATGGTTTGAAGAAAACTGGGTTGATATAGGTTCTAAAAAGAAAGATGGAAGCTATGAAAAATGCGGTAGAAAATCTGCCAAAGGATCTAAAAGAAAATATCCTAAATGCGTGCCAGCTTCAAAAGCTAAAAGAATGACTGTTTCACAAAAGAAAAGTGCAGTTAGAAGAAAACGAGCAAAGCCACAAGGCGTAGGTGGCAAACCCACCAATGTTAAAACCATAATTAAAAAGAAGTGAGATTATTAAAAGATTTATTAGAAAAATATTTAGAATGGTCTTTACAAAAAAAGGCTGATAAAATGTTTTTAAAAGCAAAACAAGGAGAATAATTATGCCAGGATATGGATATGGTAAACCAGCAATGAAACCTAAAAAGAAAAAAACAAAACCTAAGAAAAAAGGAAAGTAATATGCCTTTTAGTAAATACTCACCAAAACAAAAGAAATTAGCTAAAGTAGCAAAACCAAGAAATAAAATTACTGCTGCTGACTTTAAAAAGCTACAAAAGAAAAAGAAAAAGTAATGAAAATAAAAGCACCTAAAGGTTATCATTTTATGAAAGATGGCAAGACCTATAAGCTTATGAAACATACTGGTAAGTTTGTAAAACATAAAGGTGCTTCACTTACAGCAGAACTTCCTGTAATTAAAAAACATAAATGAAACCACAATCTGCCAAAGCTAAAGGCAGAGCTTTACAACAATGGGTTGTAGATAAGCTCGTTGAATTACTTGGCTTTGACCCAGAAGATTTAGAATCAAGACCCATGGGTTCTAATGGTGAAGATATTATTATGGGTGTTCAATCAAGAAAACAATTCCCTTACTCAGTAGAGTGCAAAAACCAAGAATCAGTTAATGTATGGAAAGCATACGAACAATCGCAAGAAAACTGTAAAGCTTACGAACCTTTGGTTATAATAAAGAGAAATAGAACAAAGCCTCTCGCATTAGTCGATGCTGAATACTTTATAAGGTTACATAATGATAGACAAGCTAATAAAACCAGTAACGAAGATTCTTGATAAGTTCATACCAGACGCAGACACAAAACAACAGATAGCGTATGAACTTGCAACCATGTCGAAAAAGCACATCCATGAGATTGCTAAAGCACAAATAGAGGTAAACAAAGAAGAAGCTAAAGGTAATTGGTTTCAGTCATCTTGGCGACCTGCAACAGCATGGATTTGTGTTTGTGGTTTTGCAGTAAACTTTTTAATTAGTCCACTCGCTGCTCCTTTTGGTATTGATATACCACAAGCAGATACATCTACTATGTTGCCTGTTTTAATGGGTATGTTAGGATTGGGTGGTATGAGAAGTTATGAGAAAACTAAAGGATTAACAAAATGAGTTGGGAAAATTTCAGCATAGAAGAGTTTGCTTGTAAACATTGTGGTGAAAATAAGATTGAACACGAACTAATAGATAAGTTACAATTGCTAAGAAGCGATGTAGGCTTTCCATTTAAAATAACAAGTGGATACAGATGTGCAGATCATCCGATAGAAAAAGTCAAATCTGAACCAGGCACGCATGCATTAGGATTGGCTGCTGATGTATTTCTAAGAGGCGAGCAAGCACTAGAAGTAATATCAAAAGCAACTGATTATGGATTTACAGGCATAGGAATTAACCAAAAAGGCAATGCAAGATTTATACACTTGGACATATCAAAAGACTCACAGGGCAGGCCACGCCCTCATGTGTGGAGCTACTAAATGGAAATAAGCTCTATTTTATTATGGAATATTATAATGACCTTGGTGTTTGGTCCTATCATCTATAGTATTCGTTCTAGCGCGACAGAAATCAAAAGAGTTGATATACTACTCAATAAGACCAGAGAAGAAGTTGCTATGCGATTTGTTACCAAAGAAGAATTGATAATGAATATGGATAGGGTTATAGAGCGCATAGATAAGCTAGACGCAAAAATAGATAAATTAATAACACAATAATATGGCAATAAAATTAGAAGATATAGAAATTTTTTCAAACTCACTTGGAAACAACTTTGGTGGTGGCGGTTTTTTTGGTGGCGCTAGTTCTGGCGGCGGTACTAATCTGACAGGAATTCCTAATGCTGATTATTTACAAAATTTAGCTAACTTACTTCAACAACAACAACAAGGACCACAATTAGGTCCAGATGATTTTGGTAGTTATACAATACCAGTTTCAGATCCTACATATCGTTCTGGTTTTGACTATGCGCGTTCTATAGCAGGCGGCATACCAATGTCTCAAGTCATTGCACCAGGCGTAAGTTATTCTCCAGAACAACCAATGGGTTATACACAAGCACAATTAAATACACCTGTCGGTACAACTCCAGTTGAGCCACCGCCAACACAAGAGCCAGACGATCCTAGCTTTTTAGGTACAGGTATTGGTGGTGTAAGAATACCAGTAGACAGAGACATGAAGATGCCTCCGCTTAGAGATATATTTGGTGGAAAACCAGATATGAGACCTGAGATAAGACCTTTAGAAAACTTAATGAACATAGGCAAACTATTTGGTGGTGGTATAGACCAAGATGCTATAGACAGAATAGTACAAGAACGAATTGCAGAAAGGATGCCTACCATAGAACAACCAGACTTTTCACAATTTGTACGAAGAGAAGATATACCTACACTAATACCAGAAGTTCCTACAGGTAGGGATTTCTCTATAGATAGAGAAATTTTAGAAAGACCTATGATATCTGGTTTAGAAAACAGAGATTTTATGGATGCTGATTCTTTAATTACAGGAGTTCCAACTGGTAGAGATTTTTCTATAGATAGAGAAGAGTTAATAAAAGATATAAGAGAAGGCATTGAGGTACCTAAATATGAAATGCCAGATTTATCACAGTTTGCTAGATTGGAAGATATACCTACAGTACCCACACTTGATAGAGAAGCTTTAATTAGAGACATTACAGGTAGAATTGATATACCAAAACCACCATCAATAGATAGGCAATTATTGATAGAAGATATTAGAAGTGGTATCGAATTACCGACCTACCAAGCACCAGACTTGAGTGGTTTTGCTAGATTAGAAGATATACCTTCGTTTGACCCTAACATATTAAAACAAGATATATTAATGTCTTTACCACAAACACAAGTACCAGATGTATCGCAATTTGTAACACAAGAAGATATACAAAAAGCTATATCTGGTATTGATATGCCAACTTTTCAACAGCCTAATTTATCAGCTTATGACACAAGAATTGCAGAGTTAGAACAACAACTTGCTGGTTTACAAACACCAACTGGTGGTAGATTTTCCGTAGACCAACAACTACCTATGGGATTATTTGTATAATGTCAGTATCACACGAAGAAGTAGTTAAAGCTGCACAAGCAGAACAAATATTAACCTCAGAAGTTTTTAAAGAAGCGGTAGAAAATCTTAAAAACGAATATATTACTCATTGGTTAAACTCAAGAGAGATAGATGATGTTAATGCTAGAGAAGATATCCACAGATCATTATTACTATTACCAGAGGTTGAAAGACATCTGCGTATCATTGCTGAGAAAGGCAAACTTACAAAAGCTAATATAAACAAAATTAGAAATATTGGTTAAACCTTCCCTTTTTACACATTATTAAGCTAAAATACTCTTAAATACATAAGGAGTATTTATTATGGCAATAACGGATAAACCGACTGCTTTACAAACTGATAAGGAAGTTACTACTTCGATGTTTGAAAGTTTCTTAACCCCTGAAGAGGATAAGGTTGAAGATGCAGTCACAGAAACAGAAGAAGTAACACAAGAAGAAGTTATCGAAGATGATTCTGAGTTTGTTGATGAAGAAATTGATCAAGAAATTGCAGATGAATTAGAAGATGACTATGAAGAAGAACTGGATGAAGAACAAACAGATATTGAAGAGGAAGCTCCGCAACTTCAAACATTTACTGTAAAGGTAGATGGCCAAGAGGTAGAAGTCACGCAAGAGGAACTCGTCAATGGATATTCTCGTCAGCAAGATTATACGCGTAAAACACAAGAACTCTCTCAACAGCGTAAGACTATTGAGCAGCAGCAAGCAGAGTTAGCGCAAAGAGATGCGATTTATTCGCAGTTGTTACCGAAGATGGAAGCCCAATTAAAGGGCGAACTGGCTAACGAACCAGACTGGAACACTTTGTACGAAGATGATCCTGTTGGGTATGTTCGCGAAAAACAGCTTTGGGATGAAAAGAAAGAAAAGCTTAGTGCTGTAAGTGCTGAACAACAAAGACTTCAACAAGAAGCCTTGGTTAAACAGCAAACACAAATTCAACAATTTGTTGAATACGGCAATCAAAAGCTTCTTGAAATAATCCCTGAATGGCAAAACCAAGAGGTTGCGTCAAAGGAAAAAGCTGCTATTAGTGAATATGCTGTAAATACTTTAGGTTATACACCTGAAGAAATACAACAGGTTTATGATTATCGTGCTTTGCTTGGTTTAAGAAATGCTTGGTTAAACTCTAAAACAGTTGAAGCCACAAAGAAAAAACCAACACAAAAAGCACCAGCAAGAGTGGCTAGACCTGGAACTACTAACCGACCTAAATCGGCAGCACCTGTGAAGAAAGCAAAACAAAGGTTAGCTAAGTCTGGAAAAGTGCAAGACGCAGCTAAAGTTTTTGAACAATTAATTTAATTTTATAAAGGAATATAAAAATGGCAAAGGTAACTAACGCATTTGACACATATTCGGCAACAGCTGACAGAGAAGATTTAAGTAATATTATTTACAACATCTCTCCAATGCAAACTCCGTTTATGTCATCAATCGGAAAAAGAAATATTAAAAACGTAGTGTTTGATTGGCAGACAGAAGTCTTACCTACTCCAAGTGCTTCTGGACAGCTAGAGGGTTTTGAACTATCAAGATCTACTGCTACAGCGACAACTAGAGTAAGTAACGTTGCAATGATCTCAAAAAGAGACGCAACTGTAACTGGTTCTCAAGACGCTTCAGACCCAGCTGGCAAAAGATCAGAAATGGCTCATCAATTAGCTATTATGGCTAAAGCATTGAAAAGAGACATGGAAGAAGCTTTATGTCAAAACGGTGCTAAAACAACTGGTGACGCTACAACAGCTAGGGTAACTGGTGGTTTTGAATCATGGCTAACATCTAACGTATCCAGAGGTTCTGGTGGTTCAGGTGCTGGTGGCGGTGCTGCTCCAGTTGATGGAACAGACAGAGACTTAACAGAAGCTTTATTAAAAGGCGTTCTACAAACTATGTTTGGTAACGGAGCTGAGCCTTCAATGGCTATATGTGGTCCACATAACAAACAAGTTATCTCTGGTTTCACAGGTAGAACTCAAGCTAGACAGTTTGTTGATGCAAACACAGTTGAAGCTTCAGTATCTGTATACTCATCTGACTTTGGTGAACTAAAAATCGTTCCATCAAACAGATCAAGAGAAGCATCATTACTATTAGTAGATCCAGAGTTTGCTAAAGTATCTTTCTTAAGAGACTTTAAAACTGTTGATATTGCTACAATAGGCGATGCTGAAACAAAAATGATTGTATGTGAGTATGGTTTAGAAGTATCTAACGAAGCTGCACACGGAATCGTTGCTGACTTAAACGAATCATAAGTTTAGTCAATTAGCTTAAAGGGATGTTTCGGCATCCCTTTTTTTTGTGCTAAAATCTACACATGGCAAAGACAACATTAATAGATCATAGGAAAGGTTATAAGTCTGTATTCGCAACAGAAGATGAGAAAGTTGTTTATCATACACAACAGAACATACAGCCAACTTTAGACTATGTAAAAAATCTATCTGAATATACACCTGGTAAAGATTTACGCCATGTAGCAGAAATACCAATGGTGGTATATCAAAGAGCAGTCCGAGAAGGATGGGCGCAAGATTCTGCGCAATGGAAGAAATGGCTAAACCATTCAGATAACAAACCATTTAGAACATGGAAAGGTAAAGTATGACATACGATGAATTAAAAACTAATATTGCAAATTTCTTAAACAGATCTGACCTAACAGACCAGTTAGACTTTTTTATAGATGCAACAGAATCAGAATTTAACAGAAGATTAAGAAACAAAGACATGGTAAAGCGTGCAACTGCTACAGCAGATGGACAGTACATGAGTTTGCCAACTGATTGGTTAGAAGCTATTAATGTAGAAATAACATCAAATGACTTTAGACCATTATTTCAACAGTCTTTAGAATCACTAGATGTATATAGAAAAGCCAATAACAATGTTACTGGCCAACCAATTTATTATGCGATTGTAGATAATTCATTAGAGTTAGCACCTACCCCTGATGCAAGTTATACGCTACAATTAACATACTATGGCACTATAGATGCTTTAAGCAGTTCTAATACAACGAACTTTATATCCACAGGATATCCAGATGCTTATTTATATGGTGCTTTAAAACACGCTTCTATCTATCTAATGGAAGATGAAAGAGTGCCGTTATTTACAGCACAATTTGAAAAAGCATTAGAAGAGATGAGAATGGAACAAGAGAAGGCAGAATTTGGCAAAGGATCTCTAATGCAAAGAAGAAGAACTTATGGCAAGTCTGGTAAAAACATTTATTATTGGAATAATAATTAGGAGACAATATGGCTGGATTTAGTGATTACTTAGAAGATAAAGTATTAGACCATGTATTTGGTGGCAATGCTTATACAGCACCAGGAACATTATATGTTGCTTTATATACTGTAGCACCTACAGATACAGGTGGTGGTACTGAAGTATCAGGCGGAGCTTACGCAAGACAATCAGCTGCATTTACAGTATCTGGTACAGACCCCACCACAGCAACCAATACAGCTGCGGTTGAATATCCAACAGCTACAGCAGACTATGGAACTGTGGTTGCAGTAGGTATATTTGATGCTTCATCAAGCGGTAATCTAATGGCTTATGCAAACTTGACAGCTTCTAAAACTGTAAGTTCAGGCGATGTATTTAGATTTGACGCTGGCGATTTAGATATAACATTAGCTTAATACCATGGCCTCAGTAGGCTATGGCTTATACACATACGGAAAGTCCAATTACGGAACTCCTGTATATCATTTTGGCGCATCCACAATAGCACAAACATCATCTGCAACAGCGGATGGTAGGTTTGTTATTACTGGTGCATCAACCATATCAGCAGTTTCTTCTGCAACAGCAACAGGTAGACAAATAGATCGCGGACAAGCGGTTATTAGTGCAGTATCTAGCGTTACAGCATCTGGTACTCAAATTGATAGAGGTGTTGCAACCATAGCAGGAACATCTGGATTTACAGCTGTTGGTATACAAATAGACCTAGGATCTGCAACTATATCTGCAAGTTCTGGTATGACAGCCACAGGTCATCAAATAGACCGTGGTGTGGTTATAGGTCCAGCAATATCAGGTATGACAGCTACAGGTAGATTTACTGTAGTTGGTGAAGGAACATTTGCAGAAACTAGCGGATTTGATGCACTAGGTGGCATTGTATTAACAGGTGCATCTGTAATTGCACAAACAAGTGGATTTAATGCAGTTGGTGGTCTAAAATGGGAAGATATAATTGTTCCTGGTGAGACTTGGACCGATCAAATAGTAGCAGATGAAACATGGACCGACCAAGCAAACCCAGATACATCATGGACAACATTAGGCGAACAAGACGCAGCTTAAAGGATAAAATTTTATGGCAGATACATTTACAACGAATTTAAACTTAACTAAACCAGAAGTAGGAGCATCTACAGATACCTGGGGTACAAAGATAAACAATGATCTTGATACAGTAGACGGTTTATTTAGTTCTACTGGTACTTCAGTAGCTATGAACTTAGACGGAGCAGTTATAGATAGCTCTGTCATTGGTGGTACTACAGCAGCAGCTGGATCATTCACAACTTTATCAGCAAGTACATCTATAACAGGTACACTAGCAACAGCAGCACAACCTAATATTACAAGTGTTGGAACTCTTACAGCTCTTACAGGTGGTACTGGAGATTTAAACTGGGATAGTGGAACTTTATTTGTAGACTCTTCAGCTAATGCTGTTGGAATTGGAACGACCAGTCCTACACAAGCACTACATGTAGCTGGTAGTGGATCAATGATATTAAATGAGTCTACTAGTTGGTCATATTTAAGACTTAAATCACCTAATGCTAATGGTGGATATATTCAATTTGCAGATGCAGATGATGATGATGTAGGACAAATATTCTATTATCATGGTTCAGGTGGAGACTATATGTCCTTTACCACTAACGCATCAGAAGCCATGCGTATTGATTCTTCAGGACGAGTTGGAATTGGAACTAGTAGTCCAACAGAAAAACTAACAGTCAATGGTGCAATATTAGCAAGTGGTGCTTTAGCAGATGATAGAACATCTACTGCTGCTATAGACTTTAGTAGCAATGTAACAAGATTTATTTCTTATGGTGCAAGTGGTGTTGGTGGACAATTTGCTTTTAGAACAGCAGGTGGTGGTGCTAGTTCAGCAGAGAAAGTCCGTATTGATTTTGATGGCAATGTTGGAATTGGAGAAACATCACCTTTAGGTAAACTTCATGTTAAATCAGGAGATAGTGGTGCTGGTGTTAATGTAAATGCTGATGAATTAGTTGTTGAAAGTTCAGGAACAGCAGGTATTACTATACTTTCAGGAACAAGTGGAGATGGTAATATTTTCTTTGATGATAGTGGTGGTTTTGCTAGAGGAAAATTATCTTATTCTCACAATGGAGATTATTTAAGTTTATCAAGTTCAGGTGCTTCTATATTTTATAATAGTGGTTCAGAAAGAATGCGTATTGCTTCTAATGGGCGTACTTCAATCGGCACAACAACAACAAACGCTGGTTTGACTGTTGCTAATGCAGATATTAGATGTACTGCTGCTGCTGTTGCTAATGATGCAAACAGTATTTCTATGTCGCAAGAATCAAGTGGTGGTTATATAACTGCTAGAGGACCAAACACAGCTACTAGAGGAACTATTAATTTAAGTGTTAATGTTAGTAATGGTGGTGGTGGTATAGTTGGATTAAAAGTTGAAAATACAGGAAATGTAACTATAGCAGGTGCTTTATCAAAAGGTTCAGGTTCATTTAAAATTGACCATCCATTAGAATCTAAAAAAGATACTCACAATTTAGTACATTCATTTGTTGAAGCACCTCAAGCAGATAATATTTATAGAGGTGTTGTAACACTTGTTGATGGAAGTGCAACTATTAATTTAGATACAGAAGCAGGTATGACTGAAGGAACATTTATATTACTTAACACAAATACATCATGTTTCACTTCAAACGAATCAGATTGGGATGCTGTTAAGGGTAGCGTATCAGGAAATATTTTAACTATATCTTGTCAAAATACATCATCAACAGCAACTGTATCTTGGTTAGTAATTGGAGAAAGACATGACCAACACATGAAAGATACTGATTGGACTGATGAAAATGGTAAGGTAATAGTTGAGCCTTTAAAAGAGATAGAGTAATGAAAGCTATACAAGAACAACAAACACAGATTGATGATCTTAAATCAAGAATAGAAACACTAGAGGGATAATATTATGAACTTTATATTAGATGTAATAACAACCATAACTTACATAGTAACAGCAGCATCAATTATAGCTGCTTGTACCCCTAACAAAATTGATGATGGCTGGATTAATAAACTTTTTGGCTACATCGATTTACTAGCACTTAATTTTAAAATAAATAAAGGAGAATAATTATGGCAAATACATATACATGGGATTGTAAAACAGTTGACACATATCCAAATCACGACAGTCATTCAGACGTTGTTTACAACGTACATTGGCGATTAAACGCAGTAAGCGATCAACAAGACGCTGAAGGTAATAACTATTCAGCTTCTGTTTATGGTACTTACGCCGTTAATGCAGATGATATATCTAACTTTATACCTTTTGCAGATCTTACCAATGACACAGTTACTGGTTGGGTTACAGCAGGCATGGGTGACGATGAAGTAGCTAGTCTAAAGTCTAGCTTAGATGATCAAATCGCATTACTGATTACACCAACATCTGTTACTAAAACTATAGGTTAAACATGGCACTATTGCCTGTAACTCCGCCAGCTGGCATAGTCAAAAACGGTACTGACTATGCTAACAAAGGTCGTTGGGTTGACGGCAATCTTGTGCGCTTTGAAAACGGCTATCTTAAGCCGATTGGCGGTTGGTCTAAACTAAAAACCACAGCACTTGATGGTGAGCCTATAGGTATGTATGCCTATAAGGACAATCTAGGTGCATCTGTTTTAGCTGTTGGTACAAGACAAAAGGTTTATGTTTTATACGACAACACATGGACTGATATAACACCATCTGGCTTTGTAAACGATGCCTCTAATGACCCTCTTGGTTATGGTGCATACCACTATAACGTAGAAGATTATGGCGATGCTAGAAGTCAATCTGGACTACCTCTTGATACAGGTCATTTCTCCTTTGATAACTGGGGTGAGGATTTAGTCTTTTGTTTTTCTGGTGATGGCAAGATATACAAGTGGAGGCCAGTTTCAGGAGGAACAGCTGATACCATTGGTACAGTCGTAACTAACGCTCCTACAGGCTGTCAGGCTGTTCTAGTAACTAATGAAAGGCACTTAGTTGCTATTGGTTCAGGTGGTGACCCTAGAAGGGTAGCTTGGAGTGATAGAGAAGATAGAAACACTTGGACATCTAAAGCTACTAATACAGCAGGTGATGTTCAAATACCAACAGGTGGTCGTGCATTACTAGCAGTCAAATACCAAAACGATGTTATGGTTTTTAGTGATACTGGTATAGATAGAATGAGCTATGTAGGCTCACCTTTTGTTTATGGTATCACCGCAGCAGGTGCAAACTGTAAAGCAGTTAGTAGAAGATCAGTCGTACAAACAGGAAACTTTCTTGCGTGGATGGGTGAAAACTCATTCTTTGTTTATGATGGTGTTGTTAGAGAAATACCATGCGATGTGCATGATTATGTATACGACCAACTAAATGTACCAGGAAGGAAAGCATGTTGGGGTGGACATAACTCTAACTTTAACGAAATATGGTGGGGTTTCCCAAGCGGTGATGGTATATATCTACCAAACAAATATGTAATATGGAATTACTTAGAAAACACTTGGTCTATAGGCTCAATGGATAGAGGCTGTTGGATTGACCAAGGTGCGTTTGATTTTCCTATTGCTGGTGATTCAAATGGTTTTATATACGAACACGAATCAACCACATTATCTAATTCGCCAAACTTAAATAGTGATGTGCCTTTTTGCACAAGTGGTCCAATAGAACTAGGTAATGGCGATAACTATGTGCAATGTAATCAGATTATTCCAGATGAAGAAGCAAACACATTACCAGGTGTAACAATAAGTTTTAAAGGTAAGTTTACCCCATTAGGTAGCGAGACAGACTTTGGTAGTTTTACCTTTGAAAGCGATGGATATACCGATGCTAGGTTTACAGCAAGACAAGTACAGATGACTGTAACAGGTAGCACAACACAAGACTTTCAAGTTGGTAATATAAGACTGAACTTAAAACAAAGAGGTAGAAGATAATGGATCTATCCTCACAAAGACAATATATACAGCGTGCAATTAATGTTAAATATGCTTTTGCAGCTACAACACAACAAACCATCTATACTGCACCAACTGGTGATGATTTTACTTTTGCTATTATAAAAGGTTTTTTAGCTTGCGATCATGGTAATCAGCAAACCAATTTAGATGTATCTATAACTGATACAGGCTCTAATGAGTTTTTTATTTATAAACAACATAATATAGCAGCACACGCTACTGAAGAGTTGCAAACCAATGCAGGAATCGTATTACAACAAGGCGAAATATTAAAAGCACAAGTAAACCATGCAAACATACATTTAGTTTTAAGCATTATAGAATATGGTAAAGGCGACTAATACAGTAGTTGAATTACACCCAGAGGTTGTACAAGAACCTTGGGAAGTTGAATGGGAAAGGTGTAAGCCATGGCTTGAAAAAGCTATGAAATACCAAGATACCTATACAATCGATGATATAGAAGATAAAATAAGAAATGGTATAGCTCTTTTATGGCCAGGTAAAAAATCAGCTATGGTTACAGAGATAATACCTTTTCCGCAAATGCTATCAATGAATATATTGGTGTTTGCAGGAAACTTTAAAGAATTTGAAGAAATGTTTAAACATATAGAAACATTTGCAAGAGAATCTGGCGTCAAACGATTATATGGTGGCGGCAGAAAAGGTTGGATTAGAAAAGCAAAACACTTAGGCATAAAACAAGAAGTGTTATTAAGCAAGGATTTATAGGAGATAATATGCCACAAGCATTACCAGTCATAACAGGAATAGGACAAACAGCAGCTGCTGTAGGCGCAGTTAAAAGTTTAACTGGTGGCGGAGGTTCAGCTGCTGGACAAACAACAACCACACAACAAGTAGACCCACAAACACAAGCAATGCAACAAGACTTATATCGTAGGTCGCAACAAATTGCTCAACAACCTTTTATACCTTACACAGGACCAATGGTTGCTGGTTTCTCACCAGATCAATTAAGACAGTTTCAAGCTACTAGAGGTATGTTTGAATCTGGTATGGGTTATGACCCAACCAAAGCCTTACAAGGCATGGCACAAGATCAGTTTAGACCTACCATACAACCTGTTACTGGTTTTGAAGCACCAACCATAGAAGCAACACAAGCTCCAGGCGCAGCTCAAATAGGTCCAGTATCTGCTCCACAGTTCAGGGGTTTACTAAGCCAGGACATAGGAGCCTATCAATCTCCGTATCAACAACAAGTCATAGATTTAGCAATGGGCGACATACAGCGACAAGCTGACATAGCGCGTGGCGGTGCGCAGGATAGAGCAATCAGAGCAGGTGCTTTCGGTGGCTCAAGATCTGCAATAATAGAATCTGAATCACAAAGACCTTACGCAGAGCAAATGGCTAGAACTTCTGCTGATTTGAGACAAAGAGGTTATGAGCAGGCGCAAGCGGCAGCGCAGTCTGACTTAGCAAGACAACAACAGTTAGGTATGTTTGGTTCAGAGCAACAGCAACAGCGTGCATTACAACAAGCACAACTTGGTCAACAAGCAGGTATCTTTGGCGCAGAACTAGGACAGCAAAGACGTATGCAACAGGCACAGCTACAACAACAAAGACAACTAGGTGGCTTAGACATTGCTGGCAGAGCTGCATTAACACAGCCACAATTAGAGATGCAGGCAAGACAACAAAGAGCAGGCTTGCTAGGTGGTTTACAGACAAATCAATTGCAAAGTCTTGGTTTGCTAGGTGGTATAGGACAACAACAACAAGCACTACAGCAACAAGCTATCGGAGCGCAAAGAGGCGAGTTCCAAAGAGCATTAGACTACCCAAGACAACAACTTGGTTTATTAGCAACTGGTGTAAGTGGTATGCAGCCAACACAAACAACAACAACTGGATATAGCCCTAGTGGATTAGAAAAGTTTTATGCCGCACAAGATCTTTACCAAACAACAAAACCAATATTTAGTAATTGGTTCTCACCAGCACAAATACCAGCACAAACAGCAGATTTAACAATGGGTAAACTTGCTGGAATGGGAGGCTTGTTAGGTTAATATGGCAATAGGAGATTTTTTCAAAGGTATAGGTCAAGGTTATCAAAGAGGACTAACAAAAATGGGTGGTTATGATCCTATGCAACAAGTATCACCAGAGGAAGCTGAAAGACGTAGACAAGAAGGTATGCAGGCTTTACAAAGAAGTTTAGGTAGAGCAACCGCTATATTATCTGGTGATCCTAAAAGAATAGCTTTAGCTGAAGAACAAACACAAAGGGCAGAACAAAATAAATTATTACAACAACTTGGACAAGACCCAAGATATGCTGAACAAATTAAATTATTAAGAGCTGGTTTAGATCCTAGACTTGCTGCTGGTACTACTAAAACTGGTTCAGTAGAAAGGTTTAGTATATTTAGTAACAAGGCTGGTAGGGTAATTGGTACTGTTTTAAAAACAGATGCAGAAGGCATTGCTGCTGTTCAGGCAGATCCTGATAAACAAATAGTTCCATTATCAGCTCCATCAGGAGAAAAAGCTGGCTCAATAGAAATATTACAAATGGTTGATGCTAATGATAATTTTATTAGAAATATTACAGAAAGAGATTTTGTAAAAGAGCAACAAGCTGGAACATTACCAAAAGATGCGAAGCTTACTAGATTGCCTACAGACACCAAAACAGCACAAACAAAAACACTTACAAAAAGTTCTGATATTTTTATAAGTCCAGAAATTAAACCTTATGAAAAACAATATGATGCAACCATACAGCTTGTAAACGCAATCCAGTCAACAGCAGATAAAATGTACGAAGAGCCAACAGCAGCTCTTGCAGCTGGTGGGTTGTTTCAGTTTGTTGATGCTTTAGAACAAAATGTAAGTGCTGTAATTGGAGAATATGCAAAACAAAATCCAGATGTTAATGCTGATTATAACCAACAACAACAATCTGGAACTTTTATAGCACACGATACCAAAAGAGACTTTGCAGAAAGAATTAAAGAAATATCTGGTGGAAATGCTGTGTTAGAATCAAAAATTAGAGATTTGGCATATTTGTTTGCTGCATCCAGAGGTCAAGAGGGAAGAGGATTGTCTGATAAAGATTATGAAAATGCGTTAAATATTGTTAGTGGGGGAGTTGGTGCAAAAGGAAGAATACAAGTATTAGAAGAGGTTGCTAATAGAATTTCAGGAGATGTAACACTAGCATTGGAAAATCAAAAAGCTAGATTAAATTACAGATCAAACTTGATGCCTGAAAGACAAGAAGATTTTAATAAATATGTAACAGAGATAGAAAGCATATTTGCAACTCCAATACCTACTTTTGTAAATCCATATATGCAACAACAAATACCAGCAACACAAACGACAGGTGGGCCAAAAATAATAAAAAGAACACTACCAACACCATAGGAAAATTTAATGGCAGAAGCAGCAATATATGAATATGATATGCCAGATGGCAGTATTCTTAGATTAGAGGGTCAAGTTGGTCAAGAGGCATTAGCTGATGCAGAGGCACAAAAATATAAAGAAGAAAATTTTCCAACACCTTTAACTAGAAAAGAACGAGCAGTTGATATTGGAAGATCAATAGCAACTGGTGCTTATAAGGGTATAGCTGGTACAGCAGGTTTGCCTGGTATGCTTGAAAGAGGTATAGAATCTGTTGTTACACCAACACCAAAACCAGAAGATATTGGCAAAAAACAACCTATTACAAAATATTTTGAAGCACTAAGAAATCTTAGGAGCATGGCCTCACCATTACCGTCTTTAACAACACAGCCAATAGCAGAAAAATTATTTGGTGGTTATATGCCAACTTATGAACAAATAACAGGTGTTGTTGAACAAATACCAGGTGCAAAAGCAGTAACAGAATACGAGCCAAAAACTCCAGCAGGAGAGTATGCAGAAACATTATCTGAGTTTATAACACCAGGAGCTGCTATAGCTAGAACAGGAAAGGGTCTTGCACAAGCCGCCGCAATAGGTACAACATCTGGAACAACACAATTTGGCTTAGAACAAGCAGGCGCACCGCTTGCTGCTCAAATACCACTAACACTAGCAACTGGTGGTATAACTGGATATTTAACAAGTCCTAGTAGGGCCGCACAAATAGCAAACCAAGCGTTAAAAGGAGTTGATGATGCTGAGCTTAGTGCTGCAATATTATTAGAAGAACAAATTAAAAATAAGTTTGGTAATTCTGTAAAAATAACAGCTCCAGAATTAATAGATAACAAAGTAATACAAAGACTAGCTGCTGACATTTATGGAACTGAAAAAGGCGGTCAAATTATGTTTAATTATTTAAAAGATAGGCCAAAAGAATTAAAAAATATTGCTAATAGATTGATGGATGAATTAGCAGAAAAACCAGAATATTTAGATGATGCTTTACAAAATATTGGTACCACTTCAAAGAAAGCATTAAAAACAGCAAAAGACGAAAGAACAATAACCTCACAAAAGGCTGGTTATACTGTTTCAAATAAAGAGTTTGTTAATGAAAGTCAAGTAACAAAGCTTTTAGATAATATTGATGAAAGAATAGCACAAGGCGGTGATAGCGGTCCTGTTTATAATGAGCTTATAAAATTAAAAAGAAGATTAACAAAAGCTCCTGATACAAAGGTTGATGAAGATATATTGATTGTTGATGAGTTTGGTATGCCTGCAACAGAGGTTGTTAAAAAAAGAAAAAGAATACCGCAAACAAATGTTAATAATTTAGATTTGGTATTAAGAGAGTTTAGAAAAAAAGTAGACGATTTTTATTTAGAGTCAGCCCTTAAAGAAAGAACAAGTATAGATTCTGGTACTTTACAGGTTTTATCTAACGAAGCTAAAAATGGTGTTGTAGATATGCTTGATGATATCCTTAAAACCAATACAAATTATAAAGCTGCAAAAAATACCTATGCAAAATTAAGTGAAGAGCTTGTTGTTCCTGTAAAAAATAATTTAAAAGGATTATTAAAAGGCGATGTTGATATAAATAAAGTAAAAGGTTTTATATTCAATCCAGACAAAAGAAGTGCTGCTGAAATTAAAAAAACTTATGAAATATTAAATAAAACAGATCCTGATGCTTTTCCAACACTAGCAAGAATTTATATAGAAAGTCAGGCAAATAAAGCTTTTGTTTTAAAAGAGGCTGGTGAAAGTGCAAAAACAGGTTTTAATTTATACAAAAGATTGATAGGAGATGATGCGTCTAAAGCAAATTTTAATTCTGTTTTAAGAGGTGTAGCAGAAGCAAGAGGTATAAACTCAAATGAATTAATTTTAGGATGGAATAATTTTAATGAAGTTTTAAAAAGAACTGGAAGAATTGTAAATATAGATAGTCCAGGAACACCAATTGATCCAACATTTTTACCAAGAGACCTTGCACAAATAGGTTCTTTTATGTGGCGTGTTAAGTTCGCTGGTAAATTAGATGAAAAGTTACAACAAAGAGCAATTAAACAATTAGCAAATGTTTTTACAAAAGATAATTCTGTAGAAGAATTAGTAAGACTTGGTAAAACAGGTGTTGATACTAATGAGGCAGTAAGAAGAACTGCTTATTTAGTTTCTATAAGTGAGCCTGGAAAACAATTCCAAGAAGAAAATAATATAACCCCACCACAATAACCTCATGTCACGCCAATCAGAAAGAGTTGGCCGATCTGGAGAATACTTAGTAGCCTCGCTACTTTCTTTACACGCAGATACTGTAATGATAGTTCCGCACAGCGCGGAGGCAGACATTATCTTTGATGTTGACCATACGCTATACAAGTGCCAGGTTAAAACACAATCTAAAATACAAACACATAGAGTGTCATGGCAGTTTGATTTTAGGCGTGGTGCTTTTGCTAAAAGTAGGCAATACGATAAAGATGCAATAGATGTTTATGCTTTGGTTGCTTTAGGTCCACAGAAAGTTGTCTTTACTTTTGCAGACGGAAAAAAACAGATAACCATTAAAGACAAAGAGATGCAAGCGATGGACTCGCTTAAAAATGTAGAAAACCTATTTAAAGAGCTTCGATGTCAACAGACACTTTAGGTTCTTCGTAATGCTTTACAGAGTTCATACCTAAAGATATTAGATACTCAACCACTCTATGTGGTTCTTTCTGTTCGCTCTCACAAAAATCCTTAAACTTTTTAGCAAGATGTTTATTTACATATATAGGCTTTCTTCCGTTCCTTTCGTTTAAGATACGATCATCAAACTCATATAAATTCATAGCTACCTCCTTGGTAAGTCCTTACAACTCCTCGTAATATTTAACTAACTCGTTTAAATACCATTGACATTTTTTTAAGTCCTGTATGTTCTCTTCTTTATCCTTATGTCTATATAAATATTTCCAGATATTAGATTCTAAATAAGCAGCATATCCTTTTGAACCAACTCTATCTCTTATTAGGTCTATACATTCCACTATTCCTTGGTAATGCTCTGGCCTGTTTACCATATCTGGTTTTATATCAGCAACTTTATTTTTGCTATCTTTACCAGCTTGATCCCATTCTTCTTTTCTTATATCGTCTATCGACATATTTTCACTCCTTTTTTGTAATTAACTGTTGTATTCAAGTACATTTACATATATATTATAACAAATCAAAACAAAAAGGGAGATTAAATGGAAAAAGATAAAATCTTTTTAGATACTAAGCAACTCGCTCAAAGATGGAGAAGATCTCCAAGAACCATAGAGGGCTGGCGCGCAAAGAAAACAGGGCCAGACTATTTAAACCTAAATGGTAAAATTGTATATGATATTGACGAAATCATAAAAGCAGAAGCAGAAGCAAGGGTATCACATGAAACACGCCAAACTTAGCCCATCAGCTGCTGAAAAATGGACTAATTGTCCAGGTATGCCTACGCTTGCAGCAAAGGTTGATTATCAAGTTGGATTACCTGCCGCTGTTGGTACTTTAATTCACAACATGACAGAACAACTATTAAAAGGATTTTTAGTTGATGTCACACTTGAAGATTATTGGCTTGGCAAAAAAGAATATGTAGAAGATTTTGAAATAACAGTCGACCAAGACATGATTGATTGCGCAAAGATTTATGTGGAATATGTGCAAGAGAGAGCAAAAAGATTAAACGGCAAACTATTGGTAGAACAAAAAGTTAGATGCCAAGAAATATCAGAAGATTTATATGGTTATGCAGACGCATTAATAATCACTCCACATAAAATGTGCGTTATAGATTTGAAGACAGGTAAATATCCTGTGAGTCCTGAACACAACAAACAAGCCATGATATATGCAGTAGGTGCATTATCTCGTTATGGCAATGAAGATACTGAAGTAGAGATTACAATTGTCCAGCCACGCGCAACATGGGGTGGCGGACCTATCAAGACATGGAACACCACCGCAGAATTTCTGGTGGATTGGGCCTACGATTTCTTAAAGCCGTGCGTGGATGCATGCTTGGAGGAAAACCCTGTATATGTTTATGGGGATCATTGTCGCTTTTGTAACGCAAGAAGCATCTGCGATTTATATAAACAATATAATAAAGGAGAAACTAATGAGTGAAAATAGTGAAACCAAAAACGCTGAAGAACCAACAATTAAGTTTGCGGATGATGGCAAGGAACATAAGGTCAATGAAATGCCAGACAATGCAAAAGAGTTGATGGCTCGTTGGCAAGAAAAGAAACAAATCAGAGATGATTTTATTATAAAAGCTAATAATGATATCGATGATTTAAATACCTTACTTGGTTCTTACGAGGCTCGTATGAAAAACATATTAGAGCCAACAGAAGAAAAAAAGATTGAGGTGCAATAATGTCATTAGCTGATATAAGAAAAAAATCCGTACAAAAACCACCAAGAATAATAGTTCATGGTGAGGCAGCTGTAGGTAAAACATACTTAGCATCGCAGACAAAAAATCCAATTATGTTGGATGTCGAGGATGGTCTAGGTAAGATACAAATGGATAACATACCGTGTAAATCTTATGCGGATGTCATGGAAAATCTTGATGAGCTTGCCGTTGAAAAACATGAATACAAAACTGTTTGTATTGATTCTTTGGACTGGTTTGAGAGATTGTTGTGGGAAAAGGTTTGTGCAGATAACAACTGGGCTTCGATTGATCAGCCAAGTTACGGAAAAGGCTATGCCGAAACATTGAGGTACTGGGGTCAGTACATAGAAAAACTTAACAAACTAAGAGATAAAGGAATGATGATATTTCAGATATGTCATAGTGAGGTAAGAAAAGTGGAAGATCCACGAATCGAAGCTTACGACAGATACTCTCTTAAACTTCATAAGAAAGCTTCAGCATTATTGTTGGAACATTCTGATGCATGTTTTTTTGCAGCTAAGAAGTTAGGTACTATTAAGGTGCAGGGTAAAAGTGGTATGACTACTAAAACTGTATCTGGAGATAGAATTATTTATCCAAACAACGACCCAGCGTATCTTGCAAAAAACAGATACAACTTACCAGATGAGTTGCCAATGGACTGGAACGCAATCCGTGAGGAGATGTTGAAGTGATTGATACTAAAGAACTTAATGAACACTTTTGTGATGATGATGAACCACAATACGATGAAGATGGACTTTGTCGTCATTGTGGGGAATCGCAAGAGGATTGTTCAGAATATAAATGTTGGATTTAACAAGGAGTAAAAAATGGATTTAACAAAATATGATTTTGATAACACAGATTCTGGTTCAGAATCACAAGCAAAGATTGAACCTGGTGTTCATACTTTAAACTTTGATGGATATGAGGTTGTTACTGGTAGAAATAACTGGGAAGCAATTAAAGTATTCTTTACCGTTGGTAGTTCAACATTCAGAATTAATCATGCCTTTACAGTAGGGCATGATAATCCAGATGTTGTAAGGCGTGGCAAACATTCATTTAAAGCTATGGCAACTGCGATGGGTTTAGGCTCATTAACATCTATGGATAAGTTCATGGACAAGTCAGTCGTAGCTCCAGTAATAATGGATAATGATGACAAGTATATGGTCATTGATGAAAACTTTGGTAAGAACTGGCAACCTGCAACTGAATCTGCTGCAAAGCCAAAACCAAAAGTTGAAGATGACAATATTAAAACTGGTCCTAGTGAAGCAGATTTAGATGCAATGGGTACTACAATAGCGAGCGAGGATGAAGCACCATTTTAATTTTGATGGTAAAAACAGGCCCACTCTTTGCGGATATTGTAAAAATCCGAGTGGGCCACTACTTTACAAAGACGGAGACTATTGGTTAGGTGCGTGCAGTATGGATCATTTAAAAAAGATTAAAGAAGGTAAAAGGTTACCAAACAAAGCACAACTCAATGACGAAGGTGTTGAATACTCCATAGCACAAACCAAAGATATATATTTAGAACTATCCAGAGAAGAAGATAATCAAGCATTACATAAATGGGATAGGGATAAAAGAAAAAGGGTGTTTACTTCTATAGTAAGAGAATATTTAAACTGGGCTAACGCTGTAGCTCAACAAGACGATGAAAGGGCAAAACATGGATCTGACGAAATACTTTCCAGAAGGAAATAATTTAGAACAAAATAAACCAAAAGACACAAGCGATTTAATAAACGAAATGCAATCACAAGGGTTGCAAATAAATCATTTACAAATTACAGGCGACATAGTAAGAGTGCCAGTCAATGAATTAGCTGGTATAAAAGCTGACTCTGGCGGTCAGAAGTCTGGTTATTATGTAGTCAATGAACTCAACGGTAATTACTTCGCAACCTTTGGTAATTGGAAAACAGGCTTCGAGGGTAAATGGTCAAGCGTGAATCATCAAGCTATGACTGTTCAAGAAAGAGACAATCTACAATGTCAACTGCAAGAGGCTAAGCAAAGGGCTGATGAAACTAAAAAACAAAGGCATAACGAAGTGGCCAAAAAAGTTGAACGCTGGTTCGACTCTTATCCGAATGTTGTTGAACATGACTATCTCACAAATAAAAAGGTTAAAAATTATGGTTTAAAGCAATACCAGGATATGTTGGTTTGCGGTGTGTATTCTACAACAGGAAACATTCGTTCTCTACAGTTTATTAGTAAAAATGGTGATAAAAGATTTGCTTCTGATTCAGAAATAAAAGGAAACATATTTCTTATTGGTGCAGACATAAAAGACATTCCCAAATTAGATAAAATTATATTAGCAGAGGGTTATTCAACTTCTGCAACTATTTATGAAGCAACCCAGATTCCTGTAGCTTGCGTATTTTCTGCCAATTTCGTCATGGCAGTAGCCCTTCAGATACGCAAGCTTTCAGGTGCTAGAATTGTTGTTGCGCTTGATAATGATGAAAGCGGAGTTGGAGAGAAGAAGGCGCAAGAGTGCGTGCAGGCGGTGATTAATTCATGCGTGCGTTTGCCGAGTGAACACGGAGACTTTAACGATTTATATTTACGACATGGTTTAGAAAAAGTAAAAGCTGAACTTGTAGAACATAAGTTAGGCATACAAAAATATGCAATTCGTAATCTTATAGGTAAACCAGAACCACAAAAGTTTTTAGTTGAAGGTCTTATTCCTATTGGTAAACCAGGTATTCTTGCCGCAGTGGGTGGTGTGGGTAAGTCGCTAAGTGTCATACAACTTGCACTTTCTATTTGTTGTGGTGGTAGATGGTGGGGAAAAGATATTGTAGAGCGTGGTAATAGTGTCATATTCTGCGCGGAAGATGATCTAATGGAAATACATAGGCGACTTGACTTGCTCGACCCTAAGGGCAAGCGATTTAACTCCTCTTATGAAGTCTATGTATTTCCTGTCCCAGAACAAAAAGAACCAATGATACTGTTAAGAGAAGAGGGTATCACCCCTATAGCACAAGAGTTAGTAGAAGAATTAAAAGCTATACCAGATTTAAAGTTAGTATGTTTCGACCCATTACAAGCATTTACCACAGGCAATGTATCAAGCAGTAATGAGGCTGGCCAACTCTGGGGAAGTTATTGCGCTAACATATCAGCTCGTCTTGGTTGTGCAACGCTTACGATTCATCATCTTAATAAAGGTGCTTTAGCTAATGATAGTGATGATGCTATGAGTCATAGAGCAGAAATTCGTGGCGCAAGCAGTATCACAGATTCGGTTAGGTGGGCGATTGCTATGTGGCTTGCGAGCGTGGAGGATTGTGAAAGGATATGCGAGGAACAGCGAGTAACATACGAGCGTATGAGCGTGGTAAAAGCCGCTTTAGTCAAATCTAATTCTGGCAATGTTGACTATACTACCAAGACATTATTTAGAAAGGACGGAGTGTTAGAGCCATTAGAAGAATTACAAAATCCTATGAATTTATATGACCAATTTTAAAAGGAGAAAACTATGAACTGTTGGCATTGTGGAACAAAAGTAATATGGGGTGGCGACCATGATATTGGAGATGAGAACGAAGAATTTGATATCGTCACGAACTTATCATGCCCAAAGTGTGAGGCATATATTGAGGTCTATTTACCAAAAATTAAAGAAAATGACGACTGATTTGAATAAAATCGTTGGGAACTTTAGGGACATACTAGGGAATCTAAGGGACATACTAGGGAACGAGAGGGTCAACACTAGGGAAGGAGATGCCCATATATCCATACATATACATATGTATAAGAGAGCAATCCCCTTTAGGGGGATTGACTCTCTGGAAAGCAAGCACGCAGGAAGGACAAAAGGAAGGCACGCATTATGAGAAGATTCGGACAAATAGACAAAAACTATTGGTGGATTACAGCGCATGCGAGCGAGCGTGGAGAGAGAACTGCATTAGTTCCAATCACGCTTGCGCGCAAGGAAGGAGATTTCTCGCGTGTGCGTCAATTAATCTGGCATTGGTATCGTAGCGAAGTTGCAGGGAATGAGGAGTTATCAATGACAGCTCGATTTGTTGGTTGGGCATTGTGCGAGCGTTGGCGGTATGAAACTTGGTCATCGCATGATGCGATTAGTTATTATGCAAAGATGACAGCTGTAAATAGGAAAAGCGTGGGTAAAGCCATTGCAGAACTTAGCGAGGCAGGATTGATATGGATTGTTTTAGAAGGAGAGCCGAAGCGGTTAAAGAAATCTCAGAGCGGTGGGAAGAAACATTTTATTCTGGTTGGTTTAGCTGACTTGGTGCGTGAGTGAGCGTGAGGAGAGCTAGACATACCTGGAGAGGAGTGAAAGGGGGATCATGGTCTATAGATACGCCTAGGCTCTGTAGATTCATTATAAGGGTAAAGTGGTCAGTTACCTAGAGTTTTATAAAAGAATTGACCAGCGTGCGTGTGGAGGCGTGAGAGAATGAAGAATAGAAATTTAATACACAGCGACAATTGGGAGACACCAAAAGAACTATACGATGAGTTAGATGCGGAGTTTAATTTTGACTTTGATCCTTGTCCTATTTGTTATGGTGAGATAACTCCAGATAAAGATGGGTTACTTATTGATTGGGGTGAGCGTAATTTTGTTAATCCGCCTTACAGTAGAAAGTTAAAAGATGCCTTTGTCGTGCGTGCGGTTGAGATGGCCAAGCGTGGTAAGTTATGCGTTTGTCTTTTGCCTGTTAGTACAAGTACAGTTTTATTTCACGATGTGATACAGCCTAATGCAAAAGAAATTCGTTTCTTGCGTGGTAGGGTTAAATTTATTGGTGTTAATACCTTTGGCGAGCGTGTTACCAATAAACCTGGTATGCACGATTCAATGATAGTGGTTTTTGATGGTAGAGGGTGACTAGCGAGAGACTTATAGGGGGTTTGTCATCTACGGAGAGTTAATGACACTCTCGCTAGTCGTAACTTATTGCTTTCTGTCGATTATTACTATTGCTAATGAGGTTAGTAGTAGCATGAGTGCGAATACTCCAGATAGCGATAATAGTATTTTAATAATCAGTTCAAGCATTAAATATATTTGGTTATGGTTGTATAAACAATTTTATTCTCTTTTAACATTTTTTCAACTTGGTTGTTCATGTCGTTTATGCTTGGGTTACCTAGCATTTCAAATTCAATTGTTACTTGGGTTATTTGTTTCTTGTCGCGCTTCTTAAAAATACTATCCCAGTTATTGCGTATCTTGTTTATATCTTCTATGCGCCTGCCCGATCCTTTACCCATTAGACTAGATCTCCAATTGTTTGCTCGTAAAAAATACTTTCCGCTATGTGTTCAAGTATTGCATCTCGGTCATCGTCTGGGTGCAAGCCGTAAGTTATAACCATATCTGTTATTTGCTTTTCTAATAGGCCTTTTCTATCTTGCTCTAGTACATAGCTTTGTATGTTTTCTAGTTCTTGCTCGTTATGTTGCTCGTTGTAGTGATTACTCATACTGGATTCCTAAATAAATGAAACAATGCTTTTAGCTGTTCTTTGTTTAAATGTCTAAGGTGTTTTGGAATAGTGTTTCTGTCCATTCTAAGCCTCTACCTTGCCATCTTTTGTTATATAGGCTATGTGCATATCATTTTCATCACGAAGCAAATAACCGCCCTCTCCTGTCGCTTTAGAGTGTGTCTCGGATATGTAGGGTAATTCTCCGCCGAATCCTTGATCTCTATAGTGAGCTGAATATTTACCAAAAGCTGTGTTAAATGTTATTTTATTCATTGGTTATTTACTCCTCTAATAATTGTTGTATTTCTTTTTTTGCCCTAGCTAATTCAATATCATTTATATTAGAGGCTAAGTATTCCGCGTGATCTACAATGTCTTGTAGTTCTTTTTCTTTTCCGCCTGGTGCTGTTATAAATAGCATTGATGCAAATTTAAACATACTTACATCATCACCTTTATTATTCCATTCAGACATTTTTAATTGTATTGTGTTATTCATATCCCCATTCTCCTCGCTCTCGCTAGTTTATTATTATGTTCTTTAACCATAGTTATATCTGGTTGGATATCTTCTAAGATTATCTTTTTAACCTCGCTTATTGTTAAGCCGTTTAGATCTTTAGTTATTATCTGGATATCCCTTAATTTAGGAATCCATGTTTTATGATATTGTTTGTCCTGGCAATCTAAGTTGTAACACCAGTCAATAATATTGTCGTTTATGTTTATTGAAAAAATCATTGGTCCCTATCCTTGGTTATCAAGGCAACTGCATATAAACAGACTGCCATGAAAACTAATATTGGTAATAGTTGTATGTCCATTATTCCCCCTTAAATTCGTTAAATGTAATTCTTTGCTTTACTGCTGAAAAATTAAAATTACCTTGACCTGTTGTATTTGCAACATCTTCAAGTTTCTTTAGTTCGTCTACAAAATCCCATAACTCTTCAACAGTCAACTTATTAACCTTATATGCTAATTTTAATGCTTCTGTTTTATGTATTAATATTGTCATTAGTCTTGCTCCCTTTTGGTTATTAGTTTATATAGTTCAAAATCTTCTTTGCTCAACATCTTTTCAATGCGTTCCCAATCTTTAGGACTTCCCACAACTGGCAATCCTGGATATTTTCTTTTAAGTTTCTTTAACGCGTTTTGATCTTGCTGTGTCATTGTGTCACCGCCCTTATAAGTTTTAATTTATGCCCTTGTTGTTCTAGGCGTTTAAATTTGTCTTGCATGGTTGCAAGGCATGAACCCTTAAAGGCTATAAAACCTTTAAGAGTTCCATTATTAATTATTATCTGGTATTTCATTTGACCACCTCTATAGATGTTATCTCATCATCATAAAAACAATGCCTCTTTTTAAGTTTTTGAATTTGATTGTGTAAATCCAGTAGGTTGTCGGCCAATATCTCATATATTGAGCCGTGTAATATTATTATTTGGTATTTCATTACGCCACCTCTAACTGGTTTATATAATCCCAGACGATTTCCTCGCCTATAATATATACATACATATTGACGATAGCTTCTGGACTTGCAAAGTCTGTGAAAACTTCGCCAAAGTTCATTTGTTCATATTCTTTTATAAAGTCAATAATGTTAAAGACTTCATCATCTAGCCATTGCTTAGCTTGGTAAGTTCCAATAATGTAATAATCAGAATTAAATGCATGATGGTGTAAATCATCAATGTTGTCATTTATCCAGTCTTGGTCTTGGTCTTTGATATAATCATCAAAGTGTTCTTGTATTTCTTGTTTTTTAAAATCCATTATTTCACCCCCATATCAATACAAAAATCTATTAGTTTGCCTTCTAGTTTAAGCATAGTATCTTCATCAATATCATAATCATTAAGAGCCTTGATGATGTAGCCGTGGCATACTTCTTTCGCATCGTCCATATCCCACCAGCCAAGAAACTCTTGTTCCATGTCTGATTTTATTTCTTGGTATATTAAATTTATATCCATAGTTTTTTTCTCCGTATCGCTTCGCATTATTGCTAGGCTTCTACCACGAAAAGCCACAAAAGAGTGGCTTAAGTGGTTGGGGGTTGTGTTAGTTCATGGTTGACCAATAACCGTTTAAATAGCATCTGGTATTAGAGGGAACAACAAAAATATCATCATGTCTAATATCTCCGTATTCGTCTTTTTCTCCCTCGCAATTCTCCATGACAAAATCCCATGCTTCATAAAAGCATTTAAAGGTTTTGTTTGGAAACATTCTGTTATATGCCCAATCTACGACTTTATATTCTTTTGATTTGCTCACTTTTTTCTCCGTAAATGCTAGATAATTAAATCTAGTAATTATTAATATACTCTATCATACGCATATGTCAACACTTAAACGCATAAAAATATAATTAATTTAATAAATAGTCCGCAAAATAGCATTTATAAAGTAAAATCTAGCTTATGAGTGAAATCAAAAAAAGAAAAAAACCAGGGCCAAAAAAGATAATGTTTACTGAAGAACAACTACAAGAAGCGCAAAGATTAGCTGGTTTAGGATTTTCTGAAGAAGCAATTTGCCAGGCGTGTTTGGGTTGTAGTCCAGATACATTATTAAGAAGAAAGAAAGAATTTCCAGAAATTGCGGAATATATAAGGCGTGGAAAAATGAAAAGCATTGAAGAAGTATCTAACGCTCTTTATAGATCAGCTGTTGGTTTACATGGTAAAGAGCCATCAGTAAGCGCTCAGATTTTCTTCTTAAAGAATAAAGGCAAACAAGCTGGTAATGATTGGGCGGACATTCAACAAGTAGAAACAAATATAAATCTAAAAGACGCACTCACGCACGCAAGCGCAAGAATAATAAACGGCGAAACAATAGAACATGAAACGCTAAACTTAAAAGATGCTAAAGACTAACGCCAGCAAGCACGCGAGCAAGCGTGCATATATTAGC